TCGCCGCCAGCGGCAGCACCGCCAGCCGCCACAGCGCGCGGTTCGCCTCGCGGTAGTTGGCGTGGGTCGAATCCCCCGCCAGCCCCAGCAGCATCGGCGGCACCCCGAACGCCAGTGCGATCTCGCGCGCCGCCGCCGCCTTGGTGCCGGCGAAATCCATCTCGGCGAGCGACAGGCTCAGCGACTGCCAGCGCAGGCCACCCTCCAGCAGCATCGGCCGCCCCGCATTGCCGGCACCGCTGAACGCATCCATCTCCGCCTTCAGCCGATCATATTGCTCCGCGGACAGCGCGCTGCCGTCGCCCGGCTCGTACACGAGCGCCCCAGATGGCCGCGCCGCATTGTCGAGCAGCGCCTTGGCCCAGCGGGTAGCGGCATTGTGGATCGCCACCGCCCCCGCCGCCGCGCCCAGGCACCCCTGCCCGTAATGGTCGTCGAGCGGGTTGAACCGCTTCAGGTGGATCACATGCGGCTGCACCGGGTCCGCCGACAGCCGCACCGCCCGCTCGCCCACCCGGTATCGATACGCCGCCGGCCAGCCGCCCGCATCCGTCTCCACCGCCACCCGCTCGGGCCGCAGCGCATAGAGTTCGGCGGCACCCCCCTCACCGTCGCGCAGGATCTGGATATAGGCGTTGCCGTGCAGCAGCAGCTGCGCCGCCACCGTCTCCAGCAGCGCCTGCCCGCCCGACCGTGCCGTCACCAGCGCGACCAGCGCCGGATCGGACCCGGTCAGCGGCGCGGCGCCCACCCCCTCGGCCACCAGCCGCACCGCGCGCTGCGCCACCGCATTGCCGGCATAGGCGTCGCGCAACTGCGCCTCGTAGCTGCGCGGCCATTCCCCCATGATCGGCACCCCCGACCGCGAGACCGATCCCGATAACGCCGGACGCGCTTCCCCGCGCCCGGCCTTGCGACCGAACAATTTCATCACCCGTCCTTCCGATCGTCAAAGCCCCTCCTCTTCAGAGGAGGGGTTGGGGTGGAGGACGCCGGTCTGCCGGTCGGCAGCCACCCGGCGTCGCCCGCCCTAAATCCCCCGCACCGACGCCATCGCCCGCGGCGGCTCCATCAGCGCGGTCGCCGCCCATACCAGCGCATCCGCGCGGTCGGGCGAGCGCCCCGGCCCGTCATAGCCCGCCGGGCTCAGCCCGCAGAGTTCGTCCTCCAGCTCCGGCCATTGCCCGCAATGCCGGATGCGCCCCGACGGATATTGCGCCGACACCGGTTCCGCCCGCGCGCTCTTGCTGGCGTGCGCAACCTTCAGCGTCACCGGCATGTCGGGCCAGGCGGCGCGCAGCACGCTCTCCACCATCGCCCCGCCCTGGTTCGATTCCGCCACCACCCGGTCGGCACCGTGTTTCGCGGCACACGCCGCCACCGCGCGCGCCCAGCCTTCGGGCGTCGCACCCCGCACGCTGGCATCCGCCAGCACATAGCTGATCCCCTCCGCGCACCGGCCGATCGCCACGATCCCGCACGCATCGCCCTTCGTGCCCGCCGGCGGATCGACCCCGATCACCACCCGCACCAGCGGCGGCGGCGCGACCACGCGGTACAGGTCGAGCAGATCGCGCGTCCAGAACGCGTCCGCGACATCCGCCACCAGCTCGCCCTCCAGCTCCTGCCGCCCCAGCCGTGTCCCCGCATACTGATCGTGGAACGTCGCCTGCACCCGGTCGGACAGGTGCAGATTGTCGCGCGTCGCCCCCCGCGTCTCGATCGTCCCCGGCATCGCCATGATCCGCCGCAGCAGCCGCGTCGGGCGCGGCGTCGTCGTCACCACCGCCTGCGGCCGCTCGCCGATCCTGAGACCCAGCATCAGATTGTCCCATGTCGCCTCCGCATGTCGCCATTTCGCCAGCTCGTCGCACCAGGCGAGGTCGTGTTCGGGCCCGCGCAGCTTCTCCGGCGCCTCCGCCGAATGGACGAAGGCACGGGCGCCCGAATCGAAGGTGAACTCGCCGGTGCCGCTGCGCCATTCATGGCGCTCGCCATGCCGGCACAACGCGATCAGTCCGCTCGCCCCCTCCACCATCACCGCGCGCACCTCGTCCATCGTCGCACCGACCAGCGCGATCCGCGCCCCGGGCCGTGCCCGCGCCATCGCGCTCACCCATTCCGCGCCCGCGCGCGTCTTGCCGAAGCCGCGCCCCGCCCGGATCAGCCACACCGTCCAGTCGTCATGGCCCGGCAGCTGCCCGTCATGCGCCCAGAGCGGCCAATGCTCGTCGAGCCGGCGGCGTTCGTCCTCGCTCAGCTTGTGCAGCAGTTCCGCCCATTCCTCGCGCGGGCGGGCCGCCATCCGGTCGGTCAGCGCGCGCAGCAGCCCTTCGTCCATGCCTCATCCCCCCTTCCCCCGCCGCCGCCGGTCGAGCGCGTCCAGCTTGCGCAGCAGCGACCGCTCCACCATCTCGATCGCCACCTGCCGTCCGCGCGGACTCGCCGGCGCGCCCTTCCCCCGCGCCTCGCGCCGCGCCAGCATTTCCAGCACCTGCTTGCGATCGACCCCCTCGGCCAGCGGCTCGCCCAGCGCCGCCGCCAGCAGCATCGCCTCGACCTGGCGGCAGCCTTCGTCCAACGCTGCGTCCCACGCGATGCGGAACCCCTCGTCCGCCAGCCGCAGCCGATAGAAGGAGCGGGTGCCCACCCCGGCCTCACGCGCGGCGCGGCTGACGTTCGCCGTCATCCCCAGCGCGTCCAGAAAACGCCGCCGCACCGCCCTGCCCGGCAACCGCCCCGCGGTCGCCGCCCCCGTTTCCCCATCCATGCACCCGCTCCCCCGAGCCATCGAGGCGACCCCGCCAGCCACGAAGCCCCCCGCCCCGCCACCGACCACCTGCCTCGATGTTCCCGTTATGTACCGAAAGGGATTGCGATTGTCAAGCAGAATGTACCGATTTGGTTAAGCAGATAGTGCTGAACTCCGCGTCGGCGGGATGCCGGCTTCCACTCCTACAGCGCCTCGCAAGCCTCCCCGATCGCCGCATAGATCGCGTCGAGATCATCCTCGCCGATGCAATAGGGCGGCATCACATACACCGTGTTCCCCAGCGGTCGCAGCAGCAGGTCGCGCTCGCGAAAGAACGCCAGCAGCCGCGGCCCCAGCGCCGCGAGATAGCCGTCACCCCCGCCCGCGATCTCCAGCGCCGCGATCGTCCCCAGCGTCCGCACCCCCGTCACCCGCGGGTGTCCCGCCAGCGCCGCCACCCGCGCCGCCTGCCGCGCCGTGAGCGCCCCAATCCGGTCGCGCACCGGCTCCTCGCGCCACACCGCCAGATTCGCGACCGCCGCCGCGCAGGCGAGCGGATTGGCGGTGTAGCTCGACGAATGGAAGAACATCCGCGCCCGATCGGTGCCGTAATGCGCGTCCCACACCGGCTCGCTCGCCATCGTCACCGCCAGCGGCACCGCCCCGCCGGTCAACCCCTTGGACAGGCACAGGATGTCGGGCACGATCCCCGCCTGCTCGCCCGCCAGCAGCGTGCCCGTCCGCCCCCAGCCGGTCATCACCTCGTCGCTGATGAACAGCACGCCCGCGTCGGCGCAGATGCCCCGCATCGCCGCCAGCACGGCGGGCGGATACATCAGCATCCCCCCCGCCCCCAGCACCAGCGGCTCGACGATGAACGCGGCGGTATCGGGCCCGGCACAGGCCCGTGCCAGCGCGTCGAGCGTCGCCTGCTCCGCGCCCGGTGACGGAAACGGGATCGTCGCCACGTCGAACAGCAGTGGCGCATAGGCACGGTTGAACACGCCGCGCTGCCCCACCGACATCGCGCCGATCGTGTCGCCGTGATAGCCATGCTCCAGCACCAGGATGCGGTGCCGCGCTTCCCCGCGCGCCTGCCAGTATCCCAGCGCCATCTTCAGCGCGACCTCGACCGCGGTCGATCCCGAATCGGAATAAAACACCCGCGTCAGTGCATCGGGCATGATCGCGCGCAGCCCGCGCGCCAGCTCCTCGGCGGGTTCGTGCGTCCAACCGGCGAAGATGATCTGGTCCAGCCGCTCCGCCTGATCGCGCATCGCGGCGACGATGCGGGGGTGGCGGTGCCCGTGCGTCGTCACCCACCATGACGAGATCGCATCGACGATCCGCCGCCCGTCAGCGGTGAAAAGCGTCGCACCCTCGGCATGGGTCACCAGCGGGATCGGCTCGTGCAGCCCATGTTGCGTGAAGGGATGCCAGACCGCGCTCACCGGAAATCCTCGACCCGGAAATGCGCGGCGAACGCCGCCGCCAGCGTGCCCGCGTCCAGATGGCCCAGCCGCGGCAGCCGCCCCAGCCGCCTGACCCCGCCGATCGCGCAGACCGTCGCCTCGCTGTCCTCCACCGCCTCGCCCACGAACGCCACCCCGCGCACCGTCAACCCGCGCGAACGCAGCGCCTCGATCGACAACAGGCTGTGGCTGATCGTGCCCAGCCCCGTCCGCGCCACCAGCACCACGGGCGCCCCCCAGTACGCGAACAGGTCCGCGAACAGCAGGTCGCGCGTCACCGGCACC